CCGTAAGCCTAATGATATCTTTTGTCCGATAACCTGGGGAACGGATGCCATGTTATTAAGTCCAGATAAGTCTAAGAAAAAGATTGGTATCAATTTTCTGAAACGACTGCACCCCACACATTAGGTTTACGTGCAGCGGTTTCGCTGACAACAATATCTCCTAAAGACTCTAATCTCTTTACCATATTAGAGTGATCCATTAAAAGATTTATAATCACTGATCTTTTAACAGAGATTGCTTTACTCCTTCCCTTATCCGCAATCATATGCGTCTCATGAAACTCTTCCTCAGTCGTATTCAATTCCATACTTTTCATAGTGTATCCGTTTGTTTCAAATTGAAAAAGAATTAATAAACAATTGTTGAAACTATCTGTTTCAAACAGCCGCCAACGGCGAGTTTATTTCCTTCGCTCATCCCTGTCAACTGCGACAAAACGCCGCACCCTTTTATTTTTTGTTTGACAACCGACACGCCCTGCTTTAGAAGCGTAGGTGCAGCTTTCGCTGTGCTGCTAATGATGGAGAAAATGATGAAATGCAATTTAGGTAGGAAAGTCTACATTTTCATCAGAAGACTACAAAAAAACTACGTGAGAGAGGCTAGGAATAGCTTTCTACGTACACTCTGGTAGGGTAGTAGCCCAAAATAGGAGAAAAGTTTTGAACCAGGAAAGTACATTTGTCAGGCACGTACCCTGTGCGGTATGTCAATCAGATAACAATGGGAGTCTCTATTCAGACGGACACTTCTATTGTCATAAATGTCAGACACGTATCAGTGCCTCTAATTATCAGGAGAAAATAAACATACCAATGAATACATCTCTTAACAGGACACCCACGTTCATTCAACCAATTGGATGGACCGTTGATGGTATTTCTGATCGTAAGATAACATCAGATACTGCCAAAAAGTTTAACATTCTTCAGAACCCTGAACGAACCAAGCATATGTATAACTATACAGATCGTGATGGGAAAGTTATTGCCAATAAAATACGGACAACAAAGACCAAAGACTTCAGTATCTCTGGTCAATGGCCTGTAGCTACATTATTTGGGTCACATTTATTTACTAACGGTGGCAAGTATATTACCGTTACAGAAGGTGAACTGGATGCGGCTGCTGTTTATCAAATGAATGGCAACTTCCCTGTCGTTTCTATCCGTAACGGGACAGGTGCTGCTGTTAAAGATATTAAAGCTAATCTGGAATACCTTGAGACATTTGATAATGTGGTCATCTGTTTTGATTCTGATATTCATGGCAAAGAAGCAGCCAATAAAGTTGCAGAGTTATTCTCTCCAGGTAAGTGTAGTATCCTGACACTCACTGAAAAAGATCCTTGTGAATATTTAAAAGCTAATCGCTCACAAGAGTTTACAAAGGAATGGTGGAACAATAAAAAAACATACCAGCCGGATGGTATTGTATGTGTTGCTGATATGTGGGACACACTGACGGAGGAGGATACTACAGTATCTGTTCCTTATCCTTGGCTTGCCTTGCAGAATATGACTTACGGTATGAGACTAGGTGAGTTATGTACATTTGCAGCGGGAACAGGGCAGGGAAAGTCCACAACCGTTAGAGAAATTGCTTACGATGTTGTACGTAAAACAGATTACAAAGTAGGTATGATCTTTCTGGAGGAGAGTGTGAAGCGTACAGCACTGGCACTCATGGGTATCCACGCTAACAAACCATTTCATCTTCCTGATTGTAACTATACGGAAGATGAATTTTCAGAAGCATTCAAGTTCATATCTGAAGAACGCCGTGTCTTCCTGTTCGACCACTTCGGATCGTGGGATATAGATAAGCTGGTTGCCCGTGTTCGTTACATGGCTAAAGGACTAGACTGTAAATTTATTTTCCTAGATCATATCAGTATTATTGTTTCATCCGGTGACAATAATGATGAACGACGTGCTCTTGATGCCATCATGACAAAGCTTCGTATGCTTGTTCAGGAATTAAACATACATCTCTCCGTTATTACTCACCTAAAAAGAATACAGGGTTCTGGTCATGAGGAGGGATCAGTTGTATCTCTTTCCCATCTGAGAGGATCAGCCGGAATCGCTCAGTTATCTGATATGGTACTGAGTCTGGAGCGTGACTCACAGAACGATAATGTTGATGTACGTAACACCACAACAGTACGTGTTCTGAAGAACAGGTTCAGTGGTGAGACAGGGCCGTGTGGTTTCCTGAAGTACGATAAGCATACTGGTAGGCAGACTGAGATAGATGAAATGCCTAGTGATGAAGATGATGATGATCAGTTACGTAATGAAGCACCAAATGTAGACGCATTATGAAACAGGTTATCTTGGATATAGAGACTGATGCTCTGGATGCCAGTGTCATTCATCTGGCTATAGCAAAGCCTTTGAATGAACCGAACTGGTTTATCTTTGGTGGTCCTCATTCTATACAAGATAATGTTAATCATCATAGCTTGGATCGTTTACCTAAGTACCTGATGTCATGTGACAAAATCATTATGCATAACGGTATGTCTTTTGATTTACCTACAATCAATCGTCTTCTTGGATGTGATATTCCATACAGTAAAGTACTGGATACCCTTATCCTTTCTTACCTCTATAATCCTAATCAACATGGAGGACATTCTCTTTCCTCCTGGGGTGAACAGCTTGGATACCATAAGTTAGTTCAGGAAGACTTCAGTTCGTGGACTCCTGAACTGGAAGATTATTGTCGAAGAGATGTGGAGATAACTGAAAAGCTTTTGAATTATTTTACAAAAGAAATTCATTTATTCTCCAAGCGTAGTGTAAATCTGGAGCATACCATTCGACGTGTATTGGATATGCAACAGGATAATGGTTTCTATCTTGATCAGGCCAAATGTCATATCCTCCTATCGTCACTACAGGATGAGGCAGGTACGATCCACGATCATATGGTAGATACTTTTGAACCTACTATAGAAGTTTTAAAAACCAAGACAAAAGAAATACCCTTTAATCCTCAGAGCCGTCAACAAATTGGAGACAGGCTTATTAAGCGTGGGTGGGAACCGAAACTATTCACAGGTAAAACTAAACTACCTGTTGTTAATGAGCAGACATTATCTGATTGTGATGTACCAGAAGCCAAAGAACTTAGACGGTATATGCTTCTTCGTAAAAGAATATCTCAGATCACTTCTTGGATTAATGAAGTTAAAGATGATGGCAGGGTACACGGTAACGTTATAACTATTGGTGCTGTTACAAACCGAATGACTCACAATAAACCTAACATGGCTCAGATACCTGCTATCTATTCTCCATATGGTAAAGAATGTAGAGAGTGCTGGACGGTAGAAGATAAAGAAAACTACAGGCTTGTAGGTGCAGACAGTTCTGGTTTGGAACTTAGATGTTTGGCTCATTACATTGATGATGCGAAGTACACTAAAGAAATTTTAGAAGGGGATATCCATACGGCTAATCAGAAAATGGCAGGACTTGATACACGGGACCAAGCCAAGACATTTATCTATGCATTTTTATATGGAGCAGGGGCTGCAAAGATAGGCAGTATCATTGATAAAGATGCAGCACAGGGACAGTTAATGATTGATCGTTTTCTAGACCGGATGCCAAAGCTTGCTCAATGGAGGACACGGGTGATGGCTGAAGCAGAGGGAGAGGGAAATGTACGTGCTTTGGATGGACGGTATCTCAGGGTACGTTCACCACACTCATCAGTTAATACTTTGCTTCAGGGTATGGGTGCAATCGTATGTAAAGAATGGTTAAGCCAGATCATGATACTCATTAAAGAAAAAGGAATAGATGCAAAACCTGTAGCCAACATTCATGATGAAGTTCAGTTTGAGGTACATAAAAAAGATGCTGAGTTCTTTTCTAAGTTGACTAAAGAAGCCACTAAGATTACACAAGAATCTTTAAATGTTAAATGTCCTTTGGATAGTGAAGCAAAAATTGGAACAACCTGGGCAGAGACACACTAATGAAGTTATCAAATTGGGCTGGCAATATTATTGAAGGAAAAGTGTGGGGCAATACGGTCCCTCTCTTGCAATCTTCATGTATTGAAATTCATAAAATAATGGTTGATGCGGGTGGGTACTGTTCCAAACATACCCATCAGTCAAAGGTTAATGCGTTTTATGTTATCGAAGGACGATTAGAAATTCATAGATGGAAATCTTATGACCTTGTTGATGTAACTGTTTTACATTCTGGTGATATGTCAATCGTTCCTGCTGGAGAACCCCATATGTTTAAAGCAATTACTCCTGTTGAAGCATTGGAAATATATTGGGCTGAGTTAGACCATGATGATATTCAACGTGATACAGTAGGTGGCTGCGACAAAACGCCGCGCCTTGAAAATAGTTGTTGACACTTTTTTTTCGGCGGTGTAAAAGGGCCGAAGCGTAGTAGTTCGCGTAGTAATGGAACCTAATCGAAACTAAAAGGAAACTAAAACCATGCCTGTATTATCAGGAACTTCCTTTTGGGCAAAGGTATATGCCCCGCAGGGATCTAAGTTTGATCCTGAAGATAAGCGTTACTCCATTGATGTCTGTCAAATGGATGATGATAACATTGAGAAGGCAGTAAGTCTTGGTCTTGATGTTAAGAATGATACTGATGGACAACGTGGCAGGTATGTCACAATACGTCGGTATGCGTACAAGAAAGACGGGACGCCTAACGCAAGGCCGAATGTCTTGGATGCTTCTCTATCTCCTATGAGTTCTCTTATTGGCAATGGCTCAAAGGTAAAGGTAGAGTTCAAGGTCTTTCCATTTAAGAATGGTCCCCGCCAAGGACAGAATGGATTTGATTTAAATACCGTTCAGGTATTGGATCTTGTGGAATATAGCGGTGGTGCAGGAGGAGGTTCTTCGGAACTTACTGCTGTAGATGGTGGCTATGAAGAGGCTGGCGCACCGTTCTAGGTAAAGAGTTGAGCGAAGGGTTCCTCTCCTCCCCTTCGCTCCTCTTTGTGGGTGAGGGATTATCGTATGAGCAATAAGTCTTTTAATACACTGATCACAGACTTGGAAAACTTGTGGACCGAATCGGCTTCTCCTTCCGATAAGGATCTTGATGAGTTTTGCGAGAGTGTACGAGAAGCTATTGTCGATTCCCTCACCCATTTTTCACAGGAGAAACCGAAGAAAAGAGAGATATTAAGAATGTCTAACATAGGGAAACCTGCTAGACGTTTGTGGTATGACCAACGCTATGAGGAAGATGAAGAGAAGCTTGGTTCTAAAACCCTCCTTACTTTTTTATACGGTCATATAGTAGAAGCATTATTAATTCTCTTAATCAGAACCGCTGGACATACTGTAACAGACCAACAGAAAGAACATCTGATAAACGGAGTGACAGGACATTCTGATGGGAGAGTGGATGGAGTTCTCGTAGATTTTAAATCATCATCCGGCAGGTCTTTTCAAAAATTTAAAAACCAGACACTCGCTAATGATGATCCGTTTGGATACATTGCTCAATTATCTGCGTATGCCGCAACAGATAACGATGAGACGGCTGCTTTTGTAGTAATGGATAAGCAGGGTGGAGAGATTACTGTCTGTCCTTTAGATAGACTAGAGATGATTGATGTTGACTCTAGAATAGATTACTTGAGAAAGGCTCTAGACAAAGATGATCCTCCTCCTCATTGTTATCTACCAATCGCTGACGGTCAGTCCGGTAATATGAAACTAGCTACAGGGTGTGTCTACTGTCCTCATAAAAAGGAATGCTGGCCTGGAGTTAGAGCCTTTCGTTATTCCAATTCCATAAGATTTCTTACAGAGGTAGCGAGAGTTCCCAATGTGGAAGAAGTTGAAGTTGTTTAGATCTGGTTTTGAAAGATCAGTAGCAGAAGATCTTGATAAGAGAAAACATGTCTATGAGTTTGAACCTTTTAAAATCCCTTACACAGTTCCGGTACAAAATCGTACCTACCTTCCAGACTTTGTATTACAGAATGGTATCATCATTGAATGCAAGGGGAGGTTTCTTTCAAAGGACAGGAGTAAAATGCTTCTGGTAAGAGAACAGAATCCTGATCTGGATATTCGTTTTGTATTTCAAAATCCCAATGTTGCTATTCGGAAAGGATCTAAGACTACGGTTTCCATGTGGTGCGATAAAAATAATTTTCTGTGGGCAAGTAAGGTTATCCCACGAGGTTGGTTAAAAAATGATAAAAAAAATAAACGAAACAAACGGAAGAGATGATGCATTTGTATCTGTTTCTTATGATTTTAGTTGGGAAGATTTACAAAACATTGTATGGGAAGATGAGAATGTTGAGCCACATAGTCCTGAACGAATGCTATTCATTGCAGTATTCATACAGGCATTACTAGATGCTACTAAACCGTCGTATGAAGGAGAGCCAAATGTTTCTAAAAAGAATAGGAGAAGATCTCATAAATGGTTTTCTCTTCCTGGGTGTGTTACTGCTTCTACCTTTGAACCTATTTGTGATTTAGCTGGTATTAATCCTGAGTATGCTAGGAAGCATTATGAAAAGATACAAGCAGGAGAGATTGAGTTTCCACACAGACGTATCAACGTACTGTTAAATTCTTCTAAGGAGTAAATATGAAAGCTGAAGATTGGAATAAGTTGAGGAAAGAAATGAACAACGAAGATGAAGGAGAGATACTTTATTCTTCTGTTCCTTACCATGAGGTAGAGAGGCCAGCACATTACAATCGTAAAGGTATTGAAGCTTTGTCTGCGATTGAGGCAAGCATGAGCCAAGCTGAGTTTATTGGGTATCTCAAAGGAAATATAATGAAGTACCTATGGCGCTATGGCTACAAAAACTCCCCTAAAAAAGACCTTGGCAAGGCCCGTTTTTATCTAGACTATTTATATAATATAGTAGCTGATACGGATGAAGAACAACTTACATCCATGCTCAAGGATCTCAAATGACAGTTAAACATCTAAACCCCCATCCCAAAAAAGATTACCTTGGAAGCCATAGATCATCTTCCTACCTAGTGCGGAACATAGAGCACTACTGGAAGTCCAAAGGCTTTCCCACAGTCAGAGCATGGGTTGAAGAACTGGACTATGGTAAAGGCAAGATCTATCTTGTGCGTTCTAATCTGGTAAACGGCTCACCGCCGATCACTTAAATTCCATTCAATAAGGAGAACAGGAATGGCTACCTTTCGTAGCAATGAGAACCCCATGTTTCGCTCTAAATTCAGCGAAGATATTTTTAGACAGAAGTATGCCCATCATGGGTGTGAGACTTGGGATGCTTTGTCTTCTACCTTAGTAGATGATGTATGTTCGGACCATCTTTCCGACTCTGAGATATCCGAATTAAAAAGAATTATTACTGATTTAAAGTTTATCCCAGGTGGTAGATATCTCTACTATGCAGGGAGAGATAATAAGTTTTTTAATAATTGTTATTTGCTTCGTGCTGAAGAAGATACCAGAGAA